AGAACACGTTGCTTTCCAATATAGATTAGAAATAGAAAGAAAACTAGGTGTACCTCTTCCACCAATGGATGAACCACTACCAGTAGATATTGAAAACGAAGTTGCTAGATTAACAGCTGAAGCTGCACCAAAAGTTTTAGGAGACAGTAGTCTAAAAGCGTCTGAAGAAGAAAGACAACAACAAGCTCAAGACCCTGTATTACAAATGCAACAAGCAGAGCTTCAAATTAAACAAGAAGAAGCCAAGACTAAAGCCCAGAAAGTGATGGCTGATATTGAGTTAGATAAAGCTAAACTTGAACTTGATAAACAAAAAGCAACAATAGAAGTACAGAAAGATGTAATGCTTGCACAAACCAAAATCAAGTCTACTGAATCTATAGCAGGAGCTAAAATTGGAGCTGAAGCTGAAATGCAACAGAAAGACATAACAACTAAAGAAGTTATAGAAGGTGCTAAATTAGGAGCACAAGCAATTAACAAAGAAAAAGATATGGCTTTACGCTCAGAAGAATCTAGGTTACGTAACGAAACTATTGCACATACGCAAAAGTTAAAAGACGGAACTCAGGTAGATGTAACTAAACTTAAGGATGAAACTCAACTAAACAAAAAGGAATAAAAAATGGTCAAGGAAACGTTAATGCTTCTAGCAACCCAGGTAGAAGAAAGACGCAAAGATTTATTAGAAAGTATGGGTAGGGGAACCGATAAATTTGAATCTTATTTATCAGCAGTTGGTGAAGTAAGAGGATACATGATTATTCAATCTATGATTGTAGACGCCATCAAAATTCATGAAGAAGGTGATGAAGATTTTGGTGCTAACCCAACGGACAGCGTGGTGAAGAAATGAGCACAACCATTGCTACCCCAGACAAAAAAATAGTCTCTATTTCTGGAGACCCAATCAAATCTAAAATTACTACAACCAAAGATGGTAAGAAAATAACAGGGGATGAAGCTATTGCAAAACTAGCAACTCAACTACCTGATGTTAAAGGCTATCGTTTATTGTGTATTGTTCCTGAAGCAGAGGAAACGTATGCAGGTGGTATTGTAAAATCTGATGAGGTTAAAAAAATTGAAGAAGGTGCAACTGTATGTCTATTTGTAATGCAGTTAGGTGATTTAGCTTACCAAGACAAAGCTAGGTTCCCCGGAGGCCCATGGTGTAAAGAAGGAGACTTCGTTATAACACGTGCTTACGCAGGTACTAGAATCAAAATTCACGGAAAAGAATTCCGCATAATAAACGACGATACCGTAGAAGCAGTGGTCGATGACCCTCGTGGCTACGAACGCGCATAGGAGAATAGCATGGCTGAAATTATAAATGAAGTGCCTGACGAAGTAGAAATGGAAGGCGGAGAGCTAGAGGTAGATTTAGACGAGGGTAAAAAAGAAGCTTCTGGAAAATCTACAGCAGACGTAGAAAGAGTAGAACAAGAACCAAAACAAGAAGAATTATTTATAGAGGAAGAAGATGACACTCCTCCTGAAGATCGGGGTAAAGAACCACTACCTGATGATATTGTAAAACAAGTAGAGGGAGATACTCTAGAAGGATATTCTGAACGTGTTAAACAAAGAATGGCGCAGTTAAAAAAGATGCACCATGATGAAAGACGCGAAAAAGAAAAAGCCGAAAGAGAAAGACAAGAAGCTGTTACGTATGCACAAAAAGTAACGGATCAAAATAAAAGGCTGCAGACCACATTAAGTACAGGTGAGGAAGACTATATTAAGACTTTAGTCAGTGCCTCTGAAACTGAGCTTAAAATTGCTAAACGTGATTATAAGGAAGCTTATGATTCTGGAGATACTGAAAAAATAGTTGAAGCTCAAGGAGCGATGAATAGTGCTCAAATGAAACTAGCGCAAGCTAGTGGACTAAAGCCTCAATATACTACTTCACAAATACCAGAAAATAGTGTAGAGTCTAATCAACAACAAGTACGACCTCAAGTCGCTAAACCAGATGCTAAAGCGCAAGCTTGGCAAGATACAAATACTTGGTTTGGTAAAGATGAAGAAATGACTTCATTGGCTTTAGGGGTACATGAAAAATTAGTTAGAAATGGGTTAAGTCCTACTTCTGACGAATACTATCGTCGTATAGATGAAACGATGCAAAAACGATTCCCTGAAAATTTTGGGGATACTTCGTTGGAACCGGATAGACCCGCCCAACGCAAACCTTCGAATGTAGTTGCGCCGGCAACGCGTAGTACCGCGCCAAGAAAAGTACGTCTTTCTAAGACACAGGTTGCTTTTGCTAAAAAGCTTAAGTTAACACCGGAACAATATGCACGAGAAATGATAAAATTGGAGAACGCAAATGGATAAGACATTTAAAAGTGATACAGACAAAAAGACAATCGAAAGAACCGACCGAGAATTAGAACAACGAGAAAGTAAGGTTACAGAATGGAAGCCAGCAAGTTCGCTACCAGAATTTAACCAGAAAGCTGGTTGGTCATATAGATGGGTTAGAAGTTCTTTATTAAATGAACCTGATAACATGAACGTTTCTGCAAAAATGCGTGAAGGCTGGGAACCGGTAAAGCATTCGGAACACCCAGAGATTCAATTAGCGGCAGACCCTAATTCACAATACAAAGACAGTATTGAAATTGGTGGTGTGCTATTATGTAAAATTCCTTCTGAATTAATGGAACAACGTCAAGCACATATAGACCAGATGACTAGGCAACAAACAGAGGCAGTAGACGCACAATTTATGTCGTCAAATGACCCTCGTATGCCTAAATTTGCTGAAGGTCAAGAGACGGGAAATACCGGAAAGTTTGGTAAGGGAAAATAAATAGGAGAAACAATCATGGCAGCAACAGCAAGTCCTTATGGACTGAAAGCCGTAAACCATCTTGGAGGTACCCCATATGCGGGTTCTACTAGGATGTATCCGATTGCTTCTGGATATGCAAACAACATTTACAATGGTTCAATAGTTTCAGTAGTGGCAGCGGGTACAATTGTATTCACTGCAGCAGTCGGAACAGCGGCAGCGCCGTTTCAAGCTGGAACAGTTGGCGTATTTGTAGGTTGTACATTTACAGATCCAAATTCGGGTAATGTAGTATTTAGACAAAACTGGCCAACAGGCACAGTAGCAGCAGACGCGTTAGCATATGTTGTAGATGATCCAGCAGCAATTTTTCAAGTGCAAGCAAATGGAGCAGTAGTAGCAGCTGACTTAGGTCAATGTTGTTCTATCATAGCTCAAACAACTAACACAGGAACTTTGTCATCTGGTAATTCAACAACAGCGGTTAACGCTGCTACAACTAGTGTGAACGCAGATGCATTTAAAATTGTAGGATTTGTAGATTCACCTACATCTACAGTTGGCGACGCATTTACAGACCTACTTGTTAAATTTAACCCAGCGGCGCATGCTTACACAAGCGGCACCGGTATCTAATTAAGGAGAATAAAACATGGCAATTTCAAGAGCCCAGCTCCTTAAGGAGCTATTACCAGGACTTAACGCGTTATTCGGTTTAGAATATGCACGTTATGGGGAAGAACATAAAGAGATTTACGAAACTGAATCTTCAGATCGTTCTTTCGAAGAAGAAACAAAACTAGCTGGCTTTGCAGCCGCACCTCTTAAATCTGAGGGAGCAGCTATTGCATATGATAATGCACAAGAAGCTTTTACAGCTAGATATAACCACGTAACAATTGCTTTAGGTTTCAGTTTAACTGAAGAAGCAGTTGAAGATAATCTATATGATAGTCTTTCAGCTCGCTATACTAAAGCTCTTGCTCGTTCAATGGCAAATACTAAGCAAGTTCGTGCAGCTAACGTTTTAAACAATGGCTTCAACGGTGCTTTCTTAGGTGGCGATAACGTATCATTATTTGGTACTAACGCTGCAGCAGCTGTTGTTAACCACCCTACGGTGGCAGGTGGTACAAACTCAAACAGACCAGCAGTTGGTGTGGATTTATCTGAGGCAGCACTAGAAGCCGCAGTTATTCAGATCGCAGCTTGGACTGATGAACGTGGTCTATTAATCGCGGCTAAACCTCGTAGATTAGTTATTCCACCAGCACTACAATTTGTTGCAACTCGTTTATTAGATACTCAGCTTAGACCGGGTACTGCTGATAACGATATCAATGCAATGAGAACTAATGGTTCTATCCCTGATGGGTATTCTATCAATCATTTCTTGACTGATAACAATGCATTCTTTTTAACTACTGATGTACCTAACGGTATGAAGCATTTTGAAAGAACACCATTAACAACTTCAATGGACGGCGATTTTGACACAGGTAATGTTCGATACAAAGCCCGTGAGCGTTATTCATTTGGTTGGAGTGATCCACTAGGTATTTGGGGTTCACCAGGTTCTACTTAATCGTAAGTAGTTCCACCTCCCGAAAAACCCGGCTCCTCTCTGTCGGGTTTTTCTTTTTTAAACTCATGATTTTACGCAGCATATAGTTTAAATAAGTATATATAATTCTTCTATCAGCAATGCTGAAATCTAAAACAAAAGGAGATCATATTATGTGGACAACACCAATTGCAACTGAAATGCGTTTCGGTTTTGAAGTAACAATGTACGTAATGAACAAGTAATTTCAAAGCTTTATATAAAGGGACTTCGGTCCCTTTTTTGTTGTATAATGATACGAAAACGTGTAACATTAATTATCTGGGATTTACCAGCTTATCATGACTGCCCCAGCAGACGCATACACGACAGATAAGCTTAACTTTGTATGGAGAAACAATTATGTCAAGAACTACATTTTCAGGTCCCGTTGCCTCAACTAACGGATTCGTACCATCAGGCCCATCAGTAGCGGTCAATGCTACAGGAACTATTTCAGCAGCAGCACTTCAAGTTGGATACGTTACATCCACATCAGCAGCTGCAACAACTATTACACTTCCTATTACTACTACAGCAGGTGGCGTTGCAGGGATATCTCAGCAATTGCTCGCAGTAAGAGGTCAACAATTTTCTTTCACAGTAGATAACACAGGCGGTGCTAGCAACGTAACAATTGCTTTAGGTACTGGTGGATCACTATCTGATGCTGCTACTATTACTGCTTCTGCAGTTGCTTTCGGTAGAGTAGTAGTTGCTTCTGGCGCTACTGGTATGGCTCAATTTACTTTAATGTTTACTGGTGGTGACGGTTTAACTCCTGGTTCAGCTACAGGTTACACACTTACACGTACTGCTTAAATAGGAGATAGACATGGAACAGACAGATATTTGGTCGATTAATCCATCTACCTCAGCTACATTTTTTAAGACTGCAGCAGTTGTTACAGGAGGAGTATTTCCTAGAGCATTAACATTAACTAATACTGACCCTGTTGTCGCTAAAGAAGGCGCAGGTTATAGACTTGTGTTTACTTCTGCAGGCAATGACAGTGGTATTACATTTACTATTAATGGAGCTGTCGTAGGCAATCTTGTAGATGGTGCTAGTGCTGTTAATTACCCTGAA